TCAGCTGGTAGCGGCTGTCGCTGGCAGTTCGAACTCGCGGAAGCGGATCACCTCCTCGCCCAGCCAGTCATTCACCTGCAGCAGCCTGGCCTGGATAGGTTCCAGTTCGTTCATGGCCCAGATGGCGGCGGCGTCGCGGATCGAACCGAAGCCGCCGGCGTTCTGCGGCACGATGCCCATCAGCTGCGGCGGAATGCGCACCGCCGCCAGCAGGTCGTCGCGGCTGATGTTCTTGATGGCGGCGAAGTCATCCTTGGCCGCCACCTCGCTAATCGGGATCAGCTGCAGGCCGTCCTTCTTGCCGCCTGGCGCGTACATGAACAGGTTGCGGAAGTTGCCCGGCCCTTTGCTGCTCTTCATCGCCTCGCGCAGGTCCGTGACGAAGCTCTCGTCCTGCACAGCGTCGTGCATGTACAAGATGAACCCCGCGTGGCTGCCGTTCTGGTAATACTTGCGCCGGAACAGTGTGGCGCTCTCGTTGAGCAGCGCGCTCTGCAGGGCCGCCATCCACTCGGGCAGCCCGTAGATTTCCTGGTTGATATCCGCCTCGCGCACATGGCAGATCGAGCCGCGCGGGAATTCGTGCTCGTCCTTCCAGCCGCGCACCTGGTAGTAGGTGTCGAGATCCACGCCGCGGCGCACGTACTTCGCCAGCACCGGCTGCAGGCCCATCGCCTGGCGCAGCATGTTGTCGCGCTTCTCCAGGTAGGTATTGCCACACCAGCCCCAGTCCGTGGCGAACTGCTCGAAGGCCTGCCGGCTCAGCAGGCGGTGCGGGATGAACGTGCGCACCAGCATGTTGCGGCGGAAGTTCAGGCCCGATTGCAGATAGACGCTCGCCTTGGTCGCCCTCGCCAGCCCATCCAACGAAACCGGCGGCTCGTACCAGCGGCCATTGGCCCAGCACTCCAGATAATCGAGGATCTCGCGCCCATCCAGCACCGGCACTGGGTCGCCGAAGGTGAACGCCTCCGCCCTGCCCGCTCCCTGGCTGGTCAGCAGCTCGCCCTCACGCGGCGGTTCTACAATGGCCACCTGCTGGCCGCCCTTGCGCTTTCTGCTCATCTAGCAAATCTCCATGATGGCCGTGTTGGATGAGGTCCTGCCTTCCAACGGCTCGTTGAACAGGGCATGGAACAGCGCCCAGGCCAGGTCAGCGTGACCCGTCGCCTCGCTGCGCCCTGCCGTATAGGTGAAGCTTTTCCCGCTCGGCGTCATCGTCTTGCGGATTGCCATCAGCGCCTGGGCGATATCCGTGGCGCCGGCGTCGAATTCCAGGCGGCTCTTACGGATAACGTCCCAGGCCTTCATCACCAGTTGGGTTTTCACCTCGGGGCTGTAGCTGAACGTGCGCAGGCCGGGGAAGAACTGTTTCACCAGCTGCGCCACCCCGGTGCCCATGCCCGTCGTATCGATACCGATGTAGGTGACCCAGTAGATTTGCGTCAGCTGGCGGATCTTCTCGGCCTGCGCCTCGAAATCCATGCCGCGGAACTGGAAGCGATCGAGCACCCGGAATTTCCCGCCCGGCACCGCAGGCGGCGCCAGCACTACCAGGCCGGCGCTGTCGCCGTTCTCGGCCGGGTCATAGCCCAGCCACACCTGGCGATCACCGAACGGCCGCGCCGCGAAGGGTTTGTAGTCCGGCCAGTCCCAGGACTCCACCATGCACGGCTGCAGCATCGTCAGCGGGAAGATGCTGTCGCCGTCGTCGACGAACTGGCACATCATCAGGTTCTCGAACGATGGTGCGTCGTACTCCATGCGCAGCTCGTCCAGGTCGAACAGATCGCACCCGCGCGCCTCAGCATCCAGAATCGTGACGATCTGCCGCCAGACGTTATCCTCACAGCGCCGCCCCATCTGCAGGGCGTCGTGGCTCACATCCAGCTTTATTTGCTGGGCAGTCGGGCGCCCCTTGTTGAAGCGCTCGCCCGTCCAATACACATAGGCCGGGTGTGCCATCGAGCTCGGCGTCGAAAAGTACGTTTTCCGCCACCGTTTCTGCGACGCCATTCCCGACGCCACCTTGTTGATCTCGGCGAAGCCGTGCACCCAGAAGAATTCGTCGAAGTAGAAGTTGCCCGAGCGCCCCTGCGCGGTGCGGAAGTTCGTCCCCAGGAAGTGCAGTTCCGCGTTGTTCCACAGCACGATGGGGTCGCCGGTGAGCTTCACCCCCAGCACCTCGTTGAGGAACGCCTGCATGTAGGTCTTGAACTGGTGCGCCTGCGCCTTGCTGGCGGACAGGAAAATCTGGTTGCGCCCGGTAGTGATCGCGTCGATCAACGCCTCGCGGGCGAAGTAGAATGTCGCGCCGATCTGGCGGCTTTTCAGGATCATCCGGGTGCGCTGGTTGCCCGCCCGGTACCAGTCCATCTGGTAGTCGAAACAGCTGTCGCGGAAGGCCTCCACCAGCTGCTCGATCTGCTCCTCGCTCAGCTCGTTGCGCACCGGCGCTTTCTTCGGCCCGTCGTTGCGCCGCTCGATATTCGGGTTAAGCTCCGCCTCGCTGCCGCCGCCCTGGAAGCGCTGAATCCGCGCCTGCCGCTCCAGCTGCCGGTGCAGCAGGTCGATCTCCTTGAAATCGCCGCTTGTCTTGCCGTCCTTGAGGATCAGTTGCACCAGCCGGGCTTCCAACGCCCCGCCGATCCGCTCTACATTGTCCGCCCGGTCCCACTCGTCGCGGGCCTTCCAGCTGTGGACGGTCTTCTCCTTCTCGCCCAGGTAATCGGCGATATCGGTGACGCGCCACCCCGTCCAGTACAGGAACTTGGCGTGCCGGCGGGAATCTTGAGGAATCGGGGCGATAGCATTCATGGCGCCGATGCTGCCGCCCGCGCGCGTGAGCCCCTACCGCCGCACGCTGTACCGCCCCCCGCTACAACCTCGCCTCGTTGCCGCGCCCTGCCCGGCTGCCGACCATGCCCTCAACGCGAAACCCGCACCGAGGATTGCCCCGCATGGCCGCCACCAACGCCCCCGCCAAGAAATTCCGCTCCAAGTGGTTCCGTGTCGCCGTAGAAGGCGCCACCACCGACAAACGCAAGATCGAGCGCTCCTGGCTGGAGCAAGCCGCCAAGAACTTCAACCAGAACACCTATGGCGCTCGCGTCTGGCTGGAGCACTACCGCAGCCTGCTGCCGGACAGCCCGTTCAAGGCCTACGGCGATATCACCGCCGTGAAGACCGAAGAAGTCGAAATCGCCGGCCAGAAGAAGCTGGCACTGTTCGCCCAAATCGAGCCGACGCCCGAGCTGGTCGCCATGAACAAGGCCAAGCAGAAGATCTACACCTCGATCGAGATCGACGACAGCTTCGCCGACTCCGGCGAGGCCTACATCGTCGGCCTGGCCGTTACCGACTCGCCCGCCAGCCTGGGAACCGACGTGCTCGCATTCTCCGCACAGAAGCCGGACGCCAGCCCGTTCAAGGATCGCCACTACTCCGATACCTCGATGTTCACCGAGGCCATCGAGACCGAGCTCGCGTTCGAAGAAATCGACGACACCCCCAGCATGTTCGCCGCCCTCAAGGGCCGCATGGGCGAACTGCTGAAACTGAGCAAGGACAAGGAAGGCAAGGACGCCGCCCACTTCGCCGAACTGGGCGAAATGATCGGCGACCTGGCCGAGCACGGCGCCAAGCAGGCCGAAGCCTTCGCCACCGTGAAGACCGCCCACGAAAAACTCCAGGCCGACCACACCAAGCTGGCCGGCGACTTCGCCGACCTGCTCAAGCGCCTGGAAAACACCCCGAGTCAACAGCACAGCCAACGCCCTGCGGTAACCGGTGGTGACGGCGCCGCCCTCACCGACTGCTGATCCACACGGACACGCCCCAGCCAAGGAACACCGGAGAACCCAATGCGCAACGATACCCGCCACCACTTCGACGCCTACCTCAGCCAGCTCGCCAAGCTCAGCGGCGTGTCTGACGCCACCAAGACCTTCGCGGTGGACCCCACCGTGCAACAGCGCCTGGAAACCCGCATGCAGGAATCCAGCGAGTTCCTCGGCCGCATCGGCATGATCGGTGTCGACGAGCTCAAGGGCGAAAAAGTCGGCCTTGGCGTCAGCAGCACCATCGCCGGCCGCACCGACACCAGCGGCGCCGGCGTGCGCACCCCGCGCGACGTCTCCGACCTGAGCAAGGACGGTTACGAATGCCGCCAGACCGACTTCGACACCGCCGTGCGTTACTCGCAGCTGGACGCCTGGGCCAAGTTCCCCGACTTCCAGGCCCGCCTGCGCGACGCCATCCTCAAGCGCCAGGCGCTCGACCGCATCATGATCGGCTTCAACGGCACCAGCGCCGCGGCCACCACCGACCGCGTCGCCAACCCGCTGCTGCAAGACGTCAACATCGGCTGGCTGCAGAAGTACCGCACCAATGCCGCCGCCCGCGTGCTCAAGGACGGCAAGACCGCCGGCAAGATCGTCATCGGCACCAGCATTGCCGCCGACTACAACAACCTCGACGCTCTGGTCTTCGACGCCATCGCCAACCTGATCGACCCCTGGCACCGCAAAGACCCCGGCATCGTCGTCATCCTCGGCAGCAACCTGGTGCACGACAAATACTTCCCGCTGATCAACAAGGACCAGCCGGCTTCCGAGAAGCTGGCCACCGACATGATCATTTCGCAGAAGCGCATGGGCGGTAAGCAGCCGGTCGAAGTGCCCTACGTGCCGGACAGCGCCATGCTCATCACCAGCCTGGAAAACCTGGCCATCTACTGGCAGATCGGCGGCCGCCGCCGCCACGTCCAGGAGAACCCCAGCAAGAACCGCATCGAGAACTTCGAATCCAGCAACGACGACTACGTCGTCGAGGACTACGGCCTCGGCTGCCTGGTCGAAAACATCGAACTGGAGGCCTGACAGCCATGGCCATGAGCCCCGCCAAGCGCCACTTCCTGCGCGTCACCGCCGCGCAGGAGGCAGCGGCAACCGCCCCCGAACAGCCCATGGACGGCTCCGGCGCCTACGAACTGCAAATGGCCCAGCTGCACCAGCACTACCAGCAGCTCAAGGGAGTGCAGAGCGCGCAAGGCAAGGCCGAGCTCAAGGCCAAGATCCTGCCGGACTACGCCCCCTACATCGCCGGCGTGCTCGCCAGCGGCCAGGGCGCGCAGGATGAGGTAGTCACCACCGTCATGCTCTGGCGCTTCGACGCCGGCGACTACGCGGGCGGGCTTGAGGTTGCCGCCTACGTGCTCGCTCACGGCCTCAAGATGCCCGACCGCTTCGAGCGCACCACTGGCTGCCTGGTGGCCGAGGAAATCGCCGAAGCCGCGCTCAAGGCCATCAAGGCCGGCGGCAGCTTCGACCTCGGCACCCTCGCCGAGGCCGACCGGCTCACCGCCGGCCACGACATGCCCGACGAGGTGCGCGCCAAGCTCATGCTCGCCATGGGTCGCGTCGCGGCCGCCCTGGTCAACCCCGAACAGCCAGCAGATGGCGACGTCCACAGCCTGGAAGTGGCCCGCCACTTCCTCACCCGCGCCCTGGAGCTGCACCCCAAGTGCGGCGGCAAGCGCGACCTGGAACTCGTCGACCGTCAGCTCAAGAAACACGCTGAGCAGAAGCCCAGCTAACCGAGCCTTCCCCCGGCACCCCGGCGGCTCGGGGCCGATCAGCAGGTAACTCCTTCCCATGCTGTGACGCCCCGACCACCGCCGACCTATTCGAGCGGCCAGCCATGCAGAACTTCGCCGACCAGTACCTCTGCCAGCCCTTGCCAACACCTGCAGAGGTATGGGCCGCCGCCGAGCGGTATGTCCGCGAGGCCGAAGCCTTCGACCGTACCGTCTGCACCGGCCCGATCATCGACGGCGCGATCATGCCAGCCACCCCACGCGAACGTGCGGTAATCAGCCGGGCCGCTGATGAGCTTTTCAGCCGTCTGGTCGCCATCGGCGCGGGCCGCTACACCAGCGATGACCTGCATCGCGCAATCGTCCGTATCGAGAGGCTCCCGGCATGAGCGGATTCGTAGCCGGCGGCACCCCGCAGGCATCCACCCTCACCAACGACGGCTTCTGGCCCGACATCGACGCCGACAACCTGCGCGCCGCGCAGCGCATCGACGCCAGCGTCACCAACGCGCGCCTGGAAGAAGCCGCCGTCGCCGCCATCATCAGCGTCAACCGCGAGCTGTTTAAGCTCAAGCTGCGCTACCTGGCCGAAGGTCATGACAACCTGGCGGCCGTGCCCGCCGACAAGGTCAAAGACGAGAGCGTCCTCGTCCACACCTACCGCCGAGCCATCTACAGCACCACCAGCGCCGAAGTGGCCGAGCGCTACCGCAGCTACTCCGCCACCGACGCCGGCAAGGCCAAGGCCGACGCCGAAGAACTCGGCGCCGACGACTACCGCCGCGACGCCCGCTTCGCCATCCGAGACCTGCTCGGCATTAGCCGCACTACCGTGGAGCTGCTCTGATGGCCGCGCCAAAGCTGATCGACTGGAACGAAATTTCCCGCCTCGGCCTGCTCGAACGCATCAACCGCGAAATCATGCACCCGCTCGGCTACGCGGTTTGCCGTGAGGTGGAAACCGGCCACTCGCCCGGCGCTCTGGTATCGGATAACGGCCCTTGGGTTTACCCAGACCAGGCCGCAGACGACGAGGAGCACTACTGATGGACACCCTCCGCACCGTCCAGGGCGACACCGTCGACGCCATCGTCTGGCGCCACTACGGCCGCACCGCCGGCCTCGTCGAGCTGGTGCTCGAAGCCAACCCCGGCCTGGCCGAGCACGGCGCCGTGCTGCCCAACGGCACCCTGGTCAACCTGCCCACCGCCGCGCCCCAGGCCGAGCAAAGCCAGATGGTGAACCTATGGGACTGATCTACCTCGCCCTCTACAAAGGCAAGGGGCGCCTGTTCAACCGCCTCATTCGCCTGTGGACGCGCTCGCGCTACAGCCATTGCGAAATCGTCATGCCCGACGGCCGCTGGCTCTCGGCCAGCGCCATGGACGGCGGCGTGCGCGCCAAGTACATCGAGCTCAATCTCGCCCACTGGGACCTGATCCCCCTGCCCTGGGCCAACACCAACCGCATCGCCCACCTGTTCCGCCAGCACGCCGGCAAGGGCTACGACTGGGCCGGCATCTTCTTCAGCCAATTGCTCGCCAGCGGCCTGCACAGCCGCCGGCGCATGTTCTGCAGCGAGTTCTGCGCCGCCGCGCTCGGCTTCGACACCAGCGCCCAGCGCTTCAGCCCCGCCATGCTCGGCGAAGTGGCGCACCGCATCAACCGCCTGCCGTTCGTGCAACTCGCTCACAGCCTGCCCGACCGCCACGAAGTAAGGACGCCCCATGGCTGAGCCAACCACCAGCACCGTCATCGCCACCGCTGCCGCCGGCGTCGGCCTCTCCGCCCTCATGCCAACCATGGACGGCAACGCCCTGTTCGGCGCCATCATCGGCGCCGCACTGATCGCCAACGCCCAGCGCGACCTCAAGGCCTGGCAACGCTGCACCGGCCTGCTCGTTTCCGTGGGCGCCGGCTACGTCAGCGCCGCCGAAATCGTCGCCCAAACCCCCATCACCCAGACCGGCCCCGGCGGCTTCGTCGGCGCCGTCGTCGTCGTGCCGCTCGCCCTCAAGGCCCTGGAGCTGATCGAGAAGGCCGACTTCGCCGCCCTGGTCCCGGCTTGGTTCAAGCGGGGCAAAGGAGAGTGACCATGCTCACCACCTTCACCAGCCTGCTGCCCCTGCTCGCCGCCCTGGCCTACATCGCCTCGGCGCTGCGCCTGGTGTGCTTCCAGCGCAACGGCGCGCGCATCCGCCGCGGCATCTCCCTGCTCGCCTGCCTGCTGATCGCCGCCCTGCTCTGCAACGCCGTCGACATCCTGCTCTACCGCCAGCACGTCAGCCCCTGGCAAGCCGCCATCGCCGTGCTGCTGTGCATCCTCGTCTACCGCTCGCGCGGCAACCTCGCCGCCCTACTGAGGCCAACCCCATGACCAAGCCCCTCCGCCACGGCTCCAAAGGCCAGGCCGTCCAGCAACTGCAAAAAGCCCTCAACGCCAACGGCGCCAAGCTGCTGGCCGACGGCGACTTCGGCGACGAAACCGAGAAGGCCGTGCGCGCCTACCAGCTCAAGGCAGGCCTGGTAGTCGACGGCGTGGCCGGCGAGAAAACCCTCGCCGCCCTGGCCGGCGCCGACTGTTCGCGCCTGCTCAGCAACGCCACCCTGGTTGCCGCGGCCAAACGCCTGGGCGTCGAACTGGCCGTCGTCTATGCCGTCAACGAGGTGGAAAGCGAAGGCGCCGGCTTCCTCGCCAACGGCAAGCCCAAGATCCTCTTCGAGCGCCACGTCATGCACGCCCGCCTGTCCCTGGTGCGCAACCCTGGCGACGACTCCGCCGAGCTGATCGCCCACGCCGACCAACTCGCCACCGCCTACCCCAACCTGGTCAACCGCGCCCCGGGCGGTTACGCCGGCGGTACCGCCGAGCACCAGCGCCTGGCCCAGGCCCGCATGATTGACGATCTGGCAGCCTGCGAGTCGGCCAGCTGGGGCGCGTTCCAGATCATGGGTTACCACGCCGAGCGTCTCGGCTATGCCAGCGTTGGCGAGTTCGTCGCCCTCATGCACCGCAGCGAGGCCGACCAGTTCGAGGCCTTCGTCCGCTTCATCGAGGCCGACGCCGCCCTGCTCAAGGCGATCAAGGCCAAGAAGTGGGCGGCCTTCGCCGAGGGCTACAACGGCCCGGCCTACGCCCGAAAACTCTACGACGTGAAGCTCGAACGCGCCTACCAGCGGCATGCTGACTGCGGCTGTGGGCAGAAGGTGGCGGCGTGAAGCCCCATCCACGCAACCCGCCACCGGCTCCGCCAAAGGCGCGCCACCAGGTGGCTATTCACGAGCACCGCCTCGATCTGGAGCAGCTCCGCAAGCTGGAGCTCCGCGACGGCGACGTCCTCACCCTGCCCGCAGACACGGGGCGGGAGTGTGGTGCGCAGTTCGCCGAGGCGCTGCAGGATCTGCACCCTGACAAGCGGGTGCTGATCGTCCTGGGCGACGTGCAGTCCCTCGACGAAGCCGCCATGAACGCCGCCGGCTGGTACCGCAAATGACCACCCTCCGCCAAGCCGCCTACGGCCTCGCCCTGTCCGCTTTCCTGGCTCTGTTCATCTGGGGCCAGGGATTGCGCCTGGACGCCGCCGAGGCCCGCGCCGAGCAGGCCATCAACCTGCTCGAGCAATCGAAAGCGCAAACCCTCCAGGTCGCGGCGCATGCCAACACCCTGGCCGCCGAAATAGCCAAGGAACGTCAGGCCCAGGCCTCCCTGCGCGCCACCCAGAACCTGCTGCGCCAGGGCCTCACCGAACGAGAAACCCAGATCCAGGAGCTGAAACGTGAAAACGCCGAACTTCGCCAATGGGCTGCCCAGCCTCTGCCTGATGCTGCTCGCCGGCTGCGCCAGCGCCCCGCCATCACCGGCGCCGCAGCTTATCGAGACTGGTTGTCCGGCAGTGGTGCCCTGCGTCCTGCCGGCGACCAGCCCGAGCAATAACGGCGAGCTGCTCACCGACGCCGAGCGCGCCGAACTCGCCTGGGCCGAATGCGCCGCCCAGATCGACACCGTTATCCAGCACAGCGAGCAGCAACCGAGGGCCGACCCGTGAACAAACCCAACAGCCTCAAGGCCCACCTCTGCGCCGCCGTGCCCGAGCTGCGCCACAACCCGGACAAGCTCCTCGTCTTCATCGACCAGGGCCGCATCCGCAGCACCACCGCCCCCGGCCTGTCCTTCGAATACAGCTACACCCTCAACGTCATCCTCACCGACTTCCCCGGCCACCCGGACGCCGTCGCCGTGCCGCTGCTCGCCTGGATGAAGGTCAACCAGCCCGACCTGATGCAGAACCTGGACAAAGCCAAGGACGCCATCCAGTTCGAGGCCGACATCCTCGCCGGCGACCTGGTGGACCTCTCCATCACCCTGCCGCTCACCGAGCGCGTCATCGTCAAGGCAGTAGAAGGCGGCGCCCACACCATCGAGCACGTCGGCGAGCCCCAGCTCGAAGAGTCCTTCACCCTCCCCGGCCTGCGCATCGAAACGCCGGATGGCGAGCTGCTGGCCGAGTGGGGCAACCCGTGAACGAAGACCTGCGCGCCCTGGAAGTCTGGGCCGGCGCCCTGCTCGCCAAGCTGGAACCCAAAGAGCGCCGCCAGCTAAACCAGGGCATCGCCCGCGAGCTCCGCCGTAACCAGCAGCAACGCATCGCCGCGCAGAAGAACCCGGACGGCACCCCCTACGCCCCGCGCAAACCGCGCCAGGCCCTGCGCAGCAAGCAGGGCCGGGTCAAACAGAAGATGTTCACCAAGCTACGCCAGGCCCGCCACCTCAAGCTGCAGAGCGACGCCGGCAACATCGCCATCGGCTTCCTCGGCCGCACCGCACGCCTGGCCCGCGTGCACCAGTACGGCCTGCGCGACCGCCCCGGGCGCAGCTCGCCCGACGTGCAATACAACCGCCGCGAGCTGCTCGGCTTCGCCGACGCCGACCTGGAGCTGATCCGCGACCGCCTGCTCGACCACCTCGCCCGCTAACCGCGCGGCGTAGCGCCCCCCGCTACAACCCCCGGCCCGTGCATCACGCGCGCGCGGCAGCAACCATCGCTGCATGAACGCCATCGCCGACCTCCGCCGCCGCCTCGACAACATGATCCGCTCCGGCACCATCGCCGAAGTCGACCATGGCGACCCCGCTCAGGGTCGCCTACCGTGCTGCCGCGTAAAAACCGGCGCCATCACCACCGGCTGGCTGCACTTCTTCACCTGCCGCGCCGGCAGCACCAACGAATGGAGCCCGGTATCAGTCGGCGAGCAGTGCACCATCCTCAGCCCGTCCGGCGAACTCGCCCAGGGCCAGGTGCTGGTGGGTCTGTACTCCGAAGCCAACCCCCCATGCAGCAACAGCCCCGACGTGCACCGCGTCGAGTGGGCCAATGGCGACTTCCTCGAGCACAACGCCGCCACCGGCGCGCTCACCCTCCAATGCAGCGGCCCCGTGAGCATCAACGGCAGCCGCATTGACCTGAACTAGGGGCCGCCCATGCCTGCCGTCTCTCGCCTCGGCGACAACTGCACCGGCCACGGCTGCTGGCCGCCGCGCCCCAGCACCGGCGCCAGCCCCAACGTATTCGTCAACGGGCTCAATGTGCACCGCCAGGGCGACGCCTGGGCCGCGCACACCTGCCCCACCATCCCCGAAACCCACGCCAGCGTGCTCGCCGCCGGCAGCGCCACCGTGTTCGCCAACGGCAAGCAACTGGCCCGCATCGGCGACCCGGTAGCCTGCGGCAGCAGCGTGGCCCAGGGCTCGGCCAACGTCTTCGCGGGGGGCTGAGCATGAACAGAATCACCGGCAGCACCATCACCGACCTGGACCACCTCAAGCAGTCCATCGGCGACATCCTCGGCACCCGCATCGGCACCCGCCTGGCCCGCCGCGAATACGGCTCCCAGATCCCGGAGCTGATCGACCAGCCCTTCAACGGCGCCACCACCCTGCGCCTTTACGCCGCCACCGCCATGGCCCTCATGCGCTGGGAACCGCGCCTGCGCCTCACCCGCGTGCAGCTCAGCCGCGGCAGCGAGGCGAGCGCCGGCGTGCTGGATCTCGAAGGCACCAGGGTGGACACCAACGAGGCCGTCAACCTCCAAGTGCCCCTCGCACTGGGGGCCAGCGCATGAGCACCTTTACCCCCATCGACCTCTCCCAACTGCCGGCGCCCAATGTCGTCGAGGTGCTCGACTACGAGCAGATCCTCGCCGAGCGCAAGGCCGAGCTGGTGGCCACCTTCCCACCCGCGGAGCAGCCCACCATCGCCGCCCGCCTGGCCCTGGAGTCCGAGCCGCTCACCAAGCTGCTGCAGGAGAACGCCTACCGCGAGCTCGTCTGGCGCCAGCGCGTCAACGAAGCCGCCCTAGCCGTGCTGCTGCCTTTCGCCCAGGGCGCGGATCTGGAGCAGATCGCCGCCCGCTTCAACGTCCAGCGCCTCACCATCACCCCCGGTAACCCCAACGCCGTGCCGCCGGTCTCCGCCGTCATGGAAGGCGACGACAGCCTGCGCGAGCGCACCCAGATGGCCATGGAAGGCCTCAGCACCGCAGGCCCGCGCAACGCCTACATCTTCCACGCCCGCAGTGCCGATGGCCGCGTGGCAGACGCCTCCTGCACCAGCCCCAACCCGGCCGAAGTGGTTCTCACCATTCAAAGCGCCTTGGGTGACGGCACCGCAGATGCCCAGCTGCTCGGCGTCGTCGATATCTATGTCGGCGATGAAGACCGCAGGCCAGTCGCCGACCGCGTCACGCTGCAGAGTGCCGAAGTGATCTACTTCGAGGTCAACGCCGTCCTGCATCTCGACACCGTCGGCCCCGAGGCCGAGCCCATCCGCGCCGCCGCAGAAGCTCGCCTCGACGCGATGGTAAACCGGCGCCGCCGGCTGGGCTGGGAGGTCAACCGTTCCGGCCTGGACGCCGCCATGCATATCGAAGGCGTCAAGCGCGTGGACCTGCCAGGCTGGGCCGACATCGTCGCCACCGCCGAGCAGGCGCCCTTCTGCACCGGCTACAGCGTCACGGTGGCCGAATGAGCATCTGCCTGCTGCCCGGCAACGCCACCTCGCTGGAGCGCAACGCCGCCCAGGCCCTGGCGCAGATCGAGCGCGTGCCCATCCCCCTACGCCAGCTGTGGAACCCGGACACCTGCCCGGTGGAGCTGCTGCCCTACCTGGCCTGGGCGTTTTCCGTGGATCGCTGGTCGCCTGCCTGGCCGGAGAGCGCCAAGCGCGCCGCCATTCGCAGCGCCTACTTCATCCACGCGCACAAGGGCACCATCGGCGCCCTGCGCCGCGTGGTCGAGCCGCTCGGCTACCTGATCGAGGTGCAGGAATGGTGGGAAGAAGTGCCGGCAGGCGTGCCCGGCACCTTCCGCCTACTGGTCGGCGTGCTCGACACCGGCATCACCGAAGAAATGTACGCCGAGCTCACCTGGCTGATCGACGACGCCAAGCCGGTCAGCCGCCACCTGGTCGGCCTGGCCATCAGCCTCGACATCCACGGCACCGAATACCTCGGCGCCGCCCTCACCACCGGCGACGAGCTGGACATCTACCCGCCCGCAGAGCGTCCCATCGAGGTCGGCGGCACGCTGGCCTGGGGCGCGCGCGAACACGTCATCGACACCATGGACATCCACTGATATGGCAGACCAGAACTCCCAATACATGGCCATCCTCACCGCAGTGGGTGAGGCCAAGCAGGCCAACGCCAACGCCCTCGGCGTGCCCTGGGTCATCAGCCAGCTTGGCGTCGGCGACGCGGGTGGCGCCGAGCCCCAGCCAAACCGCCTGCAAACCGCGCTGATCAACGAACGCCGCCGCGCCCCGCTCAACCAGCTGAGCGTAGACCCGAACAACGCCGCCATCATCATCGCCGAGCAAGTTATCCCCGAAGATGTCGGCGGCTGGTGGATTCGCGAGATCGGCCTTTACGACGAAGCCGGCGACCTGGTGGCCGTGGCCAACTGCCCGCCCACCTTCAAGCCGGAACTCAGCCAGGGCAGCGGTCGCACCCAGGTGGTGCGTCTGAATATCCTGGTCAGCAGCACCCAGAATATTCAGCTCAAGATCGACCCTGCCGTGGTGCTGGCCACCCGCGCCTATGTCGACGGGCTGACCGTCCGGGCGAGCCAGGTCGAGGCGGAAACCGGTGAGCAGAACAGTAAGATCATGACCCCGCTGCGTGTGTTCCAGGCCCTGCGTTCGGCTGCCGCCAAGGCCACCGAGGTGCTGCGCGGCGTGCTGCGGGTGGGCACTCAGGCCGAAGTCGATGCCGGCGTGCTGGACGACGTAACGGTTACGCCTAAAAAGCTGCGCTGGGGTTTTTCGATCAGCCTGAATACGAACGGCTACATCGTGTTTCCCAGTTGGCTGGGCGGGCTGATCATGCAGTGGACCAACGTATCCAGCGGAGGATCTGTGCCGGTTGATGCGTCTGTAAACGCCGACTTCAACTTCCCGATTGCGTTTCCGAACGGCGTCTTGCACCTGTTCAGCGGTTCACGATCTGGTAGCGCGGTTATCAGCTTCTCTGGAAGTGGGCGATGGCCGTCAGGCGATACGGCGGCCATGTACAACGCCGGCACACAGGCTGGCGTAAAAAACGCGACAGTTCTGGCTTTAGGCTATTAAGAGGTGTTTTCGCAGATGAGCCGTTATTACAGCAAGACCACCGGCACCACTTACTTATCCAGCGTTCATCAGCACCTGCCGAATGATGCTGTGCTGATAGACGAGAACCGTTACCTGAGCGTTATTGCAAACCCGGCCCCCGGTAAAATCCGCAGCCACGACGCCGACGGCCTGCCGATCCTGATCGACCCACCGCCCTACGTGCCCACTGCGGAGGAGCTCTGCACCCAGATCGACACCGCCGCCGACGCCGCC